CTATCTAAGTCCTTGATTTTCTATAAAGTCTATGAAGTTATAGTTTTACAAATAAGAATAATAAATCCATAAACTTTGTAAACTAGATAGTTTTTGTAGGTTATGACGAAGAGATAAAGGACTATAAAGAGCAATTAGCTTTCAAGGTCAAGGCAGACTAAAGGGTTTTCACAACGACAGAGAGAATATGGTTGGGTGGTCTCTTAGACTTAGTAAGCTTTATAAAATTAAGCAAACTCTTTGTTCTTAAATATCAACGACTAAAAAGCTTATGAAGTTATAGTAAGGAAATACCTTGAAGATTGTAAAATCTACTTAATCTTTAAAGTTGGGAGTTGGTATTTAAGACTGCGTAATCTATAAGGTATAGGGAGGGGTATGCAGGAGACCACCCTACCTCTATGGTATATCTATAGTGTGATTGAATGTTTTAAGGAAAATAGGTTGTAAACTAGAATAAGTCGGGCTTAGAAGAATAAGTCCATTAGGGAGTAAATAGTTTTATCGGGCTATTAAGACTAATAGCCTTGGTGGGATTTATATATGTCTAACCTGCCTACCGGACAAGCCTCATTATACAGTCCAGAGAAGATTTTGTCAAGTCCTTCTTGACTTTTTAGCATACGACTGTATACTGGTTTACATGGAAAGTATTTTACCAAGTCTCTCTAAACCTAGAGAACTTACAAATAAACAACAACTCTTTCTTGATAGTCTTGTAGAAACACAAGGAGACCCTAAGAAAGCAGCAGAATTAGCTGGTTATTCAGGGCACTATCAAGTTTTAAAAGCTTTAAAGAATGAAGTATTGGAGCTAACCAAGGACGTGTTAGCTCACAATGCTCCTAAAGCAGCTTTTAAGCTTTTAGAGATAATGGAGTCTGATAAACCAATACCACAAGCTAATAATAAGATTGTAGCTGCTCAGTCTGTTCTGGATAGAGTAGGAGTTTCCAAGACTGAGAAATTAGATATTAACCACCAAGTATCTGCAGGTATATTCTTAATGCCAGATAAAGCTCCTATAGAAGTTGAGGTTGTAGAAGAAGACTAATGGCGTACTCTCAACAAGTATTAGATAGGTTTAACAGTGTTCTTAAAGACCCTATTAAGCATTCAGTAGGTCGATTTAATCCAGAAGACCCTAATGTAGCAACAGGTATGACAGGCTCTCCTTCGTGTGGAGATGTTATGAGGTTGCAACTTAAACTGGAGGGAGACTTAATAAAGGATGTTAAGTTCAAAACCTATGGATGTGGTAGTGCTATTGCGTCTAGCACGATGTTTGTTGACATGCTTAAAGGTAAAACAGTAGCAGAAGCCAAACAAATTAAAGACAAAGACATCGCAACAGCCTTAGAATTACCACCTATTAAACTTCATTGTAGTGTTTTAGCTGAAGACAGTATTAAGAAAGCTATTGAGAATTGGGAAAGTAAACAATGAGAGAAGGATATATTAAAAGAAGAACATCAACTATACCTTTTGGGTATGAGTTAGATACAGAGACAGAAGGCTATCTTAAACCTATCCCTACACAGATTCATGCTTTAGATGTAGTGTCTGAAATGGTACATGGTAATGAAATAAGTTTAGCAGTAGCTGTAGATTGGCTTGAAGCGAGTACAAATAGAACTATGTCTCGTATGGGTTTAAAGAAACATATAGATAAAAAGTATGACGGAAGAAAAGAAGAACTCGGAAATAAATTCGAATCTTTACTTGACAGATTCTAAAGGCGACTATATACTTAATAAGGATGGATCGCCTCGTAAAAAGAGTGGTAGACCTAAAGGTTCTAAATCTACTTATAATTATTCACGACAAAATAAAAAGAAGATAACTGCGAGGCAAGCTTTAAAACGTAAAAGAGATACAGTTGAAAAACTCGAAAAGAAATTACGATCAAAGAAACAAGCACTCAAACAACAAGAAACAACAATCAAGAAGTTTGAGAACGCATCGGATGAACAGACAGTATCAAAACAGGGGAAGGTAGTAACGGAAGAAGAAGTTAACTCTCTCCCTGATTCAGTACAACAACATCTCGATGCAACAAATTCCTTCGTGGCTTTTATGCCTAATGAAGGTCCACAGACAGACTTCCTAGCTGCTTCAGAAAAGGATGTACTCTACGGAGGAGCTGCCGGTGGTGGTAAAAGTTTTGCTATGTTGATAGACCCTTTAAGGAATTGTCACATAAAAGGACATAGAGCTTTAATACTTAGAAGGTCTATGCCAGAGTTGAGAGAACTCATAGATAAGAGCAGAGAATTATATCCAAGGGCTTTTCCCGGAACTAAGTTTAGAGAAGTGGAAAAGATTTGGAACTTTCCAAGTGGTGCAAAGATAGAATTTGGCTTCTTGGAAAAGGATGCTGATGTATATCGGTATCAAGGACAAGCGTATAGTTGGATAGGTTTTGACGAAATAACCCACCTACCTACTGAGTTCGGCTGGAATTACTTAGCTTCTAGACTAAGAACAACCGATCCTAAGATCAAGACCTATCTACGCTGTACTGCAAACCCCGGTGGTGTAGGTGCTCATTGGGTTAAGAAAAGATATTTAGAATCAGCAGAGCCTAATAAATCTTTTATAGGCGAAGATGGTTTAACAAGAAAGTTTATTCCGGCTAGATTAATGGATAATCCATATCTAGCACAAGATGGTGAGTATGAGCGTATGCTCCTTTCACTACCTCCGATACAACGAAAACAACTATTAGAAGGTAATTGGGAGGTTAATGAGGGTGCTGCATTTGTAGAATTTGATCCATCTGTACACGTAGTTACTCCTTTTGAAATACCTCTACATTGGGAAAGAGTAAAAGGAATTGACTATGGCTATGCTTCGGAAAGTTGTTGCCTATGGGCTGCTGTTGATCCAAACGACAAGACCATCATCATATACAGAGAGTTATACAAAAAAGGTCTAACAGGGGAGGCACTCGGGCAAGTTATAACTGAAAGAGAACTATCAGAATATAGTTCAGTTCCCGGAGTATTAGATACTGCTGCTTGGGCAAGAACAGGTTATACCGGTCCAACCATCGGTGAAGTATTAACAAAGGCTGGTCATAAATTAAGACGAGCTGATAAAAATAGAATTGCAGGTAAAGTGCAAATACACGAATATTTAAAACAACCTAATCCAGAACAAAGACCTAGATTGCAAATATTTAATACTTGTCCTAACCTAGTAAAAGAATTACAAAGTATACCTTTATCAAGAACAAATCCGGAAGATGTAGATACACATGCTCCGGATCATGCTTATGATGCTTTAAGGTATTTAATAATGAGTAGACCAAGAATGACTGATCCGATAGCAGATATGCTACGTTTAAAAGAACGTAAGTTCTTAGCTTCTGATTCTACATTTGGATATTAATATGGAAGAAAATACATTTTTAGATGCTAATTCTATCTACGAAGAAGTAGAGGGCGAAGAAGGTAAAACTTTAAAATTAGAAGAAGATCAATCTAAAGGCTTAGTTGGTCTTATTAAAACTAGATTTTCTAATGCTGAAAGAGCAAGGTTAGGTGATGAAGGTAGATGGTTAGAATCTTATCAAAACTTTCGAGGTAAGTATGGTAAGAAAGTTAGATTTAGAGAATCAGAAAAGTCTAGAGTATTTATTAAAGTTACTAAGACTAAAACTATTGCAGCCTTTGGACAATTAATAGATGTTCTGTTTGGTACTGGACAATTCCCTATTGCAGTTAAAGAAACACGTTTACCGGAAGGTATTGCTAAAACTGCTCATATAGAATTAAATCAAGCACCCCTTAATATAGAAGGACCAGAAGAAGGTAGAGTTGAGTTACCTGAAGTTAAATCTTCAGAAAATCCTTTTGATGTAGGTTATCAAGGTGATGGTAAAGTTTTAAAAGCTGGAGCTACTCTAATTAATGGTGAAGATTTTTTAGGTTCTCTACAAGATAATTATACTGATCAAGATGGAAATCTTGTCGTTGCTGAAGGACCTTCTTTCTTAGGTGAGCCCGAAATAAGACCAGCACAAAAAGCTGCTAGAAATTTAGAGAAGCTTATTCACGATCAATTAGAAGAATCAAACGGTGTTGCTGAATTACGAAATGCTTTATTTGAATCAGCAATGTTAGGTACAGGAATTATTAAAGGACCTTTTAGTTTTAATAAAACTTTACATCGTTGGGAAAGTCGAGAAGAGGGAAGAGAATATAATCCTACTCATGTTAGAGTACCTAGAGTTGAGTTTGTAAGTTGTTGGGATTTCTATCCTGATCCAAACGCAACTAATATTAATGAATGTGATTATATAGTTCATCGACATAAATTTAATAGAAGTCAGTTAAGAGCATTAAGAAATATGCCTTACTTTGATAAGGATGCTATCCGAGAATGTATTCAGATGGGTCCTAATTATGATGCTCGTTATTTCGAGAATCAGATTTTAACAGAAGATGCTAAGACTGAAACTGATTTCTCAGATCGTTTTGAAGTCTTAGAATATTGGGGAGTCATGGATGCAGACTATGCTCGTGAAGTAGGTATTGATTTACCTGAGAGTGTAGACGATCTAGACGAAGTTCAAATAAATGCTTGGGTATGTGGTGAGAAACTACTACGAGCAGTTATTAATCCGTTCACTCCTCCGAGTCTTCCTTATCATGCATTCCCATATGAAAGAAATCCATACAGTTTCTTTGGTATAGGAGTTCCTGAAAATATGGTAGACTCACAGCAAATTATGAATGGTCATGCTAGAATGGCTATTGATAATTTAGCCTTGGCAGGTTCACTAGTTTTTGATGTTGATGATTCAGCATTAGTTGGTGGACAGAGTATGGAGATATATCCGGGTAAGATATTCAGACGACAAGCTGGTATGCCCGGACAAGCAATACACGGATTGAAGTTTCCAAACACAGCCCCTGAAAACATGATGATGTTTGATAGGTTTAGACAACTCGCAGACGAACAAACTGGAATACCTAGTTACTCACACGGACAAACAGGTGTTCAAAGTATGACTCGAACTGCGTCAGGTATGTCTATGCTCTTAGGTGCTGCTAGTTTGAATATTAAGACAGTCATAAAGAATATTGATGACTTCTTATTAAAACCATTAGGTGAAGCTTTCTTCCATTGGAATATGCAATTCGTAGAAGAAGATATAGACATTGTAGGTGATTTAGAAATCGAAGCAATGGGTACATCTAGTCTAATGCAGAAAGAAGTAAGATCACAAAGATTGACTACCTTCTTACAAACTGCACAGAATCCTGCGATTGCACCATTCGTTAAGATGTCTAAACTAATCAGCGAACTAGCTTTTAGTCTCGACTTAGACCCAGAAGAAATTCTAAACAGTCCAGAAGAAGCTGCTATCGCTGCACAAATTATAGGAATGCAAAATGCTCAACAAGGAACAGGCGAAGAAATTAACCCCACTGGTGAACAACCCACAGGCGTACCAAGCCCTGAAGGAACACCTGCAGGACCAGAGAGACCTGATATTACAGGGGCTGGTGGTGGCAACATCGGAACAGGAGCTGTTCCTCAACCGGGGGAAGTGGGCTTTAGTGGAACACTTAGATCGGCTGAAGGAAGAGGTTAAAGTAACTTTAGAGAGGAAAGAAGAGGATGGCTAATTCATTATTAGGACAAGAACCAAGAACAGTAGATAAACGTATTCAAGCAACTATACAAGATGAGATAAATTATCTTAGTAAGTATGGGTCTGATTATTGGAATAGTGGTACAACTGGTTTGTTAGGCTGGGGTGCATTTAGTGGTGTTCAACAATCTTTAGGTGCTAGTGGTAGAGGTGAAAGAGCTTGGAATAATTTGAATGAAATTAATTTTAAAATGAAAGGTGGTTATTCCCAAGAAGAACTTTGGAATATGTTTAACGATGAATTAATTAATACTTTTCCTGAAAACGATGACTATCGTTTGTCTATAGAGTTAATGGATAGAGAACGATATGGTTTAGGTGGACCAGTATCTAGATTAATAACTAAACTTTTAAAGAAACATAAAGATGATATAGACATAAAGGCATTATCAAGAAAGTTAAAACGTTCAAACGAGGATATAGAAGCTTGGAAGTTTACAGAAGGAGATGTAACAGCAATTAGGAAACTTGAAGAATTAGGTTATTCAGAAAAAGAGATTTACGATCTTATAGATCAGCATCACGAAGATTTTGTATTCGAGGGTGCACCGGGTAGGTTAGATAAATATCTTGCTCTTGAAATAGAAAAGAAAAGAACAAAAAAAGCAGAAGGTGGAACTACAGAAGATCAAATGAATGCTCTTGCTATCTCAGTAGCTCCTGCAAGAATAGAAGAACAACAGCTTCCAGACGAAGAAATGGAAGCAGACTATGTAGATTATGTGGTAGATGAAACATTATCTACAGAAGATCAAGATTATTTAGACAGTGCTCTTGCTAAAGATGATAGATTGAGTGGTATATTCGATCAAGTAGTTGAGAGTGCTGCAGAGTTTTCTGGTTCTGGACCTATTGAAGGTCCGGGAACGGAAGTATCCGATTCGATACCTGCAAGGTTATCGGATGGAGAATTTGTCTTTACTGCAAAGGCTGTAGAAGAAATTGGAGCTGATGTACTTCAGCAACAGATGAAAACTGCAGAAGCTAAAGCAGATCAAAGACAAGGTGCTGCTTATGGTGGCTTACAAACTGAAAAGGAAGATGAAATAGCTCCTATTCAAACGACTGGACTTAGGACAGCTAGAAGGAATGTACCTGTAGTTGCTCCTACTCGAAGACAAGTAGAAGAAGAGATGTTGAAATCAAGTCCTCGTAGGTTTTACCAACCATTAAGTGGCTAATAAAGAGATAGAGCTACCCTATTAGCGTAGGCACTCTATCAAGTTAATAACCTTTAGCTACCTTGTAAGATCAAGCCCCTATTAAGAAGACGTTCTTAGAATAGGCTACCTTGAAGATAGCACAAGCCCTATAAGGAGAATAAAATGGCAAACGTAAATGAACAGGAGAGAACTGTAGAAGAGCCAAAACCAAATCTGTATAATCAAAGGAAATCATGGCATACACCAGATGTAATGCCTACTGATAATCCTCAGACTGCAGATAGTTTATTTGTTGAACCAGTTGCAACTACTCAGCACGATGAAAGTGATGACCTTGAAGCTGCAAAACAAGTAACGGAGGGTGTGGAAAAGGCAAAGCCTTATTCTAAACCTAATTATAAAAAAAGGTACGATGACCTTAAAAAACATTATGATCAGAGTCTAAATAACTTTAGACAAAGAGAAACAGAGTTGTTACAAAAAGTTACAGCAAATCAACCGGAGTATAAAGCTCCTAAGACTGCTGAAGAATTAGAACAATTCAAAACTCAATATCCTGATGTTTATGAAGTGGTTGAATCTGTAGCCCATTTGCAAAGTGAAAATCAAGTTGCAGTATTGCAAGAAAGATTAGATGCTATGCAAGGTCGTGAAACAGAAATACTAAAACGAGAAGCTGAAAAAGACTTGGTTGAAAAACACCCAGACTTTGAAGACCTTCGTAATAGTGATGAGTTTCATGGTTGGGCAGAGTCTCAGCCAGAAGAGATAAAAGATTGGATTTATAATAATCCTAATAATGCAGCTCTTGCTAGTAAGGCAATCGATCTTTATAAATTGGAAACTAATACAGGAAATCCTAAACAAAGTAAGCCAATGTCTAAAAATCAGGCTGATGCTTCAACTTTAGTATCTACTAAGACTACTCAAGTTGATGAAACGCAAGAGCCTAAGATTTGGACACAAGAGGAGATTTCTGCCCTACCTATGGATGAGTTTGATCGGTTAGAAGCCGAGATAGACCAAGCTGTAAGAGAAGGCAGAGTCAGAGATTAACCGTTTAGTAATATTATTCAAGGAGAATAATTATGGCGTATAACCAATCCGATGCTCTATTTGAGCAATCAACGGATACTAATGGTAACTTTGCAAACTCCCAAAGTGGACAGACGAATGCTTTCTTCATGCCGAAGGTTTATTCTAAGAAGGTTCTTAACTTCTTTAGAAAAGCTTCGGTTGCAGAAGCAATCACAAACACCGATTATTCCGGTGAGATTTCCGCTTTCGGAGATACTGTAAGAATCGTTAAAGAACCTGTGATTACTGTTTATCAGTATGAAAGAGGTGCTGACGTTACCCAAACTAAGCTAACTGATGCAGAAGAAACTCTAATAGTAGATGTAGCTAACGCATTCAAATTCAAAGTTGATGATATTGAAAAATCAATGTCTCACGTAAACTGGAAAGAAGCAGCGTCTTCTTCAGCAGCTTACGCATTAAAAGATGCCTTTGATGAGGGTGTTATAGCTGAACTATTTAGTGGAGTATCAAGTTCTTCACCTGATCACGTATTAGGTGCAGATGCTGCTGCTGCGACCCAAACTATGGGTCAACACCAAGGTGGTTCTAATTCTATCGACCTAACAGGTTCTGATGGAACTGGTGCTGATCCTTTGGATGTCATGGCTTTCATGGCTAGACTTTTAGACGAACAAAATGTTCCTGAAGAAGGAAGATGGTTCGTTGCTCCTCCTTCATGGTACGAGCAACTGTCTCAGTCTGGTTCAAAGCTAATGTCTGTTGACTATAACGCAGGTCAAGGTTCGCTTAGAAATGGATTAGTATCTAGTGGAAAGTTACGTGGCTTTAATATGTACAAGTCTAACAATGTTGCTGCTGCTTCTACAGCAAGTGGTAAATGTTTAGCAGGTCATATTAGTGCTGCTGCGACTGCACAAGCTATCACACAAACTGAGGTTCTTCGTGATCCTGACAGTTTTGGTGACATCGTGAGAGGACTTCATGTTTACGGATGTGACGTTCTTAGAAGCGAAGCTTTAGTTTCAGCTTTCTATGCGATTGACTAATTGAGTCGAATAGTATGTGGAGAGGGCTTATGTTCTCTCCCATACATTACTAAATAATTAATATAGGAAAATAAAATGGCAATAAGACAACCAAGCCGAAGACGACCTACAACAGGACCTATAGGAATAGATAGACCTAAACCTAAACCTAAAAAGCAAAGAGGATATGGACAAGCTTCAGATGGTAGAACAAGAAAATCTACTGGTGGAGTAGTTAATTTAAAATTACCTTCTAATATAGCAAAACCTAATTAAGGAGAACAACATGAGTTGGGATCAAACAGAATTTAACAAATACCAAAAGAGTTGGTTAAAGAATTTTAATAAAAGAATGGAATTTTACTTTGGTAAAACAGTTCGTGCAAGAACTAAGAAAGGAACTTATAAAAAAGATGATCCTTCAACACCAGAGAACGAAGCTTTCACAACTGCTAAAGCAGCATTTAATCCATAAAATGCCACAGATAAGTACAGACGAAAGACCAGTAATCTTAAAAAATAAAAAGAAAAATAATCAGAAGTTAGGATTATCTGGTAAGTTTTATAAAAAAGAAAGCTTAGATAATTATAAAGCTAATTACGATAGAATTTTTAACAAGGAGAAGTAAATGCCAAAAGGTAAATACGAATCAGGAACTAAAGCAACCTTCAAAGATATAACAGAATTTGAAGGTGCTTACGAAAATTCCGAAGATAAACAAAACAGAGATAGAGATAAGCAACAAGGTATAAAGTAATATGGCAACCTATCTAAACTTAACAAACGAACTGTTAAGGGAATTGAATGAAGTTGTTTTAACTTCTTCTAATTTCAGTAGTGCAGTAGGAATACAAGGTCATGCTAAAGACTGTATAAACAGAGCCTATAATGATATAGTAATGGCAGAGCCTCAATGGTCTTTCTTAGCTACTGGAGAAAGTGGAGCAACGGATCCTTTTTATGGTAATGTTTATGTAGAGACTACAGCAGGAACTCGGTGGTATGAATTAAAAGAATCTAGTTCTAGTATTACAGCAGATTATGGTTCAGTCGATTGGGATAACTTTTATTTGACTACGATTGGTGTAAGTGGAGCAAGTACTCCTTATACTAGTAGAAATTTAAAATTTATTACAACTGAAGAATGGAAAGATCATTTAAGAGAATCTGAGAATATAGACGATGCAGATACTCAAACTTATGGAGAACCTAAGTTTATAATAAGAAGTCCTGATGCTAGAAAATTTGGAGTAAGTCCAATACCTGATAAAGTTTATCGAGTTTGGTTCTTTGCTTGGGATTTACCAACAGCATTAGATGCTCATGGAGATGCTACAGTTTTTCCAGATGTATATACTCCAGTATTAATGGCACGAGCACGTTATCATTTCCATCAGTTTAAAGATGCTCCCCAACAAGCAGCCTTCG